CGAACAGATGGAAAAGCTGATCGCCACCCGCGACGAGCGTCCTGCGGCTCCTGCCGTTCACATGGCGCAGCCGACCGCTCGCACGCCCGAAGTCATCGAGGCAGCGTTCGCCCTCCAAGGCGGCCTGCCGAATGTCGAGAAGCAGTACGACGCCAAGACCCTCGAAGCCGCTGGCAAGATCCAGCGGACCACGAGCCTCGGCGAAGTGCTGCTCTCGGCTGCTGAGGAAGGCGGCTACGTCGGTCCTCGCCGTGTGTCGGCTGCAACGCTGCGTCCGATCCTCGCTGCTGCGTGGGCGACCCACAGCATCAGCGGCATCCTGTCGAGCACCGTGAACAAGTTCCTCCTCGCTGGCTTCAACGGCGTTGAGAGCTCGTGGCGGTCGATCTCGTCTGTGCGAAGCGTGAACGATTTCCGCAGTGTCACGAGCTACCGGCTCAACGGCGGGATGAAGTTCCAGAAGGTCGCCAACGGCGGCGAGATCAAGAACTCTGGCTTCAGCGATGAGAGCCGGACGATCTCGGCGGAGACCTACGGCATCATGACCAGCGTCACTCGCACTGACCTGATCAACGATGACCTCGGTGCCCTGACTGCCGCGCCTCAGCGGTTGGGTCGTGGCGGCGCTCTTGCTCTGAACGATCTGTTCTGGGCTTCGTTCCAAGACGATTCGACGTTCTTCACCACGGGTCGTGGCAACAAGAAGAACACCGCCGGTGCTCTCTCCCTCGCGAACCTCAAGGCCATTGCCACGATGTTCCGCAAGCTGAAAGACCCGGACGGCAACCCGGTTGCTGTCGATCCCCGCGTGCTGCTCGTTCCGGCTGATCTGGAACTCGCTGCGGCTGAGATCATGGGCTCGTCGCTCTTGGTCGGCGGTTCGTCCGCTGCCCCGGATCGCAACGTGCTCGCCGGTCGGTATCAGGTCGTCTCGACAAGCTACCTGTCGAGTGCCGAGGACTACTACCTGCTTGCGTCTCCGGCTGATCTGCCGGTGATGGAAGTGGCTTTCCTCAACGGCGTCCAGTCCCCCATCGTTGAGACGGCGGAAGCCAATTTCAACGTCTTGGGTGTCGAGATGCGGGGTTACTTCGACGTAGGTGTGGCGAAGGCCGAATACCTCGCCGGCGTGAAGGCTGACGCTTCGTGATCTGACAAACCGTGACCGCCGGGCGGGAGCCTAAGCCCGCCCGGCGGCATGATTCCAAACAAACCCATTTCCCAGAAAGTAGGTGATCCTAATGGCTTCTTATTCTCAGGCTGGCTGTCTGATCGACTACACGCCTTCGGCTGCTGTTGCCGCTGGCGATGTCGTCCTTCTCGCTGATCTCGTGACCGTGGCCCCTCGTGCAATCGCCGCCAACGCGCTGGGTGCGGTGTCGGTTGATGGCGTGTGGAGCATCGCCAAGGCTTCGGGCGCTGTCTCGCAGGGTGCGCTCCTTTACTGGGACGCCACCAACAGCGTCGTCACCACCACTGCCAGCACGCACAAGCGGGCTGGCAAGGCCGCTGCTGCGGCTGCGTCGGGCGATGCGTCGGTGATGGTCATCCTCAACGTCGGTTGATTCCCGTCCCACTGCAAGCCGCCGGCGGCAGCGTTTCATCCTTTCCGCGCCGCCGGCGGTCTTGTGGTTAGAGGTGCCTATGTCCGATCTACTCGCCAGCGGTGCAGCGTGGCTCGCCGGTCAGTTGTCGGCGAGCGCGTCGCGGTCTGTCCGCTACTCTCGCGGGGCTGACTACGGCACAGTCAGTGCCACGATTGGCACAAGCCGCTTTGAGTCGCAGGGCACTTCCGGCGTGATAGAGCAGTGGGAGTCGCGTGACTTCGTCATCAAGGCGGGCACTCTTCCGTTTGGCGAGCCGCTGCGGCATGACAAGATCGTTGACACGATCAACGGCGTTGACATCACGTATGAGGTGACGAGCCCGCGTGGCGTCCCGGTGTTTCATTACGGCGACGCATTCCGGCAGACGGTGCGTGTTCACACGATTGCCACTGCCGAGGCGGCACAGGTCGCTCCGACGCTCAGGCGTCGCTTCTGGGGTTCGTTTGCTGCGACGACCATCACTGACGCTCAGATCGTCGCCAGCCTCGCTAATGACCTGGGAGGCTCTCGGGCACAGTCGAGGACGATCACCGCACACACTGCGTATATCTACGTCGTCTTGCCGACGAGTTTCGGCGTACCGACGTTTGCCGTCAGCGGCTTGACGTCGTCTGCCTGGGAGACGACGACACGGACGATCACGTTTGCTGGGCAGGCTGCGGCAAGCTACGGCATTCACCGCACAACGTATCCGATCACTGGCACCGTCAATCTCGTGGTGACATGACGTATGTCAAGCATCAAGGGCACCAACGTACTCGCGCCGGTCGTGCCATTCGACACGACAGATACGCACGCATCGCACGAGGCTCTGTACGGCAAGGGCGGCTACCGCAGCGTGGCAGACGTAGCCGAGAGAGACGCAATCCCGGCTCTGAGGCGAGAGGCGGGCATGCTGGTCTGGGTGATCGACACACAGAAGGCGTGGCGGCTCAACGCAAACCTGACCACATGGACTGAAGTCACCGCAATTAACGAACCACAACTCTTAGACGGGGGCAACTACTGACATGGCGAACACCATTCGCATCAAGCGGTCCACAGGATCGGCGGCACCGACGACGCTGCAAAACGCAGAGCTTTCCTATAGCGAAGGCGTGGCCGGCGGCGGCACGCTGTTCATTGGCGTTGGCACGGGCGGTGCTGGTGGGTCTGCCACCAGCGTCATCGCAATCGGTGGGCCGTCAGTGTATGCGTCCAAAAGCTACGTGGACTCTGCGATTAGCAATGCCAACCTGTCGAACTACCTGACCACGTCTGCCGCTGCATCGACCTACCTTTCACAAGCAACGGCGGCCAGCACATATGCAACCCAGAGCAGCGTAAGCACGGCGATCTCCAACGTGATCAATGCCGCCCCGGCGGCTCTCGACACGCTCAAGGAGCTGGCCGACGCTCTCGGGTCGGATGCTGCGTTTTCTACGACAGTGACAACGTCCATTTCCGGCAAGCTCGCAAAGGCGAGCAATCTGTCGGACGTGGCCGATGTGTCTGCGGCTCGTACCAACCTTGGGCTTGGCAGCATGGCAACGCAGTCGGCAGGCAATGTGGCGATCACTGGCGGCTCAATTGACAACGTGACGCTTGACGGCGGCACGTACTGACCGAGCCGGTCTGAAAACAAGAACATCCGGCAACAATGCCGCAACGAAGGACGTGACGCATGCCGACGTTTTCTCAGCTTCCTGGCGACCTAACGGTTGAGTTCGTGGTCGCTGACGAAGTCAACTTCACGCTTGACCTAGACGTTGACGTGACGGGCTACACGTTTACGGCAGGCGTCTACGTCGTCTCCACTAACGGCTTCTTCGGTGGTGGTGGCGGAACGATCAACGCTGTCGGTGCCACGGCGATCACGCCGACGATCACGGTCGTGAACGCTGCGGCTGGCACTCTGTCGTGGGGCGTGAGTGAAGCCCAGACGGTGACGCTGTCGCCTGCGATCAAGTACCGGCATTTTGTGCGGTGGGTGACTCCTGCCGGCGTGACTCGCACGGTTGTCTCTGGCGACCTCATCGCAAAGGCACCATGAGCAACATCACCGTCAACGTCACGAACGCCGGGGCGGCTAACGTCGCCGTCTCCAACGGCTCGACGGTCAATGCGACTGTCGGTAATGGCGGTGCGGTCAATGTGTCGCTCGGCACGATCTCGCCGGGCAACGCCACGGTCGTGTCTGGGACCGTCCAGGTTGGCAAGGTCACGACGCTGGCGGCTGGAAGCAACGCCACAGTGACGAACACCAACGGCACAAGCTACGCAGCCGTGCTTGATTTCGGCATACCGGCTGGCCCGTCTACGTCCGTGAGCGTCGGCAGCACGACCACGCTGGCGGCTGGCAGCAACGCCAGCGTCACCGGCACAACGAGCGACGGCAACCTGACGCTGTCGTTTGCGATCCCTCGCGGCACCAACGGGACTACGCCGAGCTTCACCATCGGCAACGTCTCGACGGTGGCTGCTGGTGGCTCTGCTACCGTGACGGCAACGCCAAGCAACGGCGGGGCGAACGTCACGCTCGACTTTGGCATCCCGCGAGGCGCGGACGGCGCGGGCGGCGGCTCTAGCGTCTCGCTCTCCGACGCCACGCCATCGGCTCTTGGCACAGCGTCGGCGGGCACCAGTTCGCTCGCCAGCAGGAGCGATCACGTTCACGCCGTGCCCGTCATCAGCTATGCGAACCTGACCAACGTGCCAAGCACGTTTGCTCCGTCGGCCCATCAACACGCGGTTGGCGACGTGACAGGCTTGCAGACCGCGCTCGACTCCAAGAGCGCGACCAGCCACGCACACAACTACGTTACAGCGCTCAACAGCCTCACGGGTGGCGTCACGCTGGCGGCTGGCAGCGGCGTGACACTGTCCACCAGCGGCTCGACGCTCACTATTGCCGCGACGGCTACGGACGATGCGGACGGCGGTTTCTACGAGGGCTACGTCCCGGCGAACACGATCACGATCGGCACGCAGCCGACCGCGCAGACTGCGAGCGGTGGCGCTGCGACGTTCTCGGTTTCTGCGACCTCGTCTCCCGGCGGCACGATTTCATATCAGTGGCAAAAACAGGACGGCGGCTACGGCAGCTATGTGGATGTCGATGGAGCCACGTCGGCCTCGCTCTCGCTGACGGGTTTGCTCAACACGGTGGACGATGCCGACCTCTACCGGGTGGTCGTGAGTGCGACGAACGCTGCCAGCGTGACAAGCACCTCGGCGCTGCTGACAGTGCCAGCGAACGTCATCACGATCA